CTCTTCAATGTGCCACGGATCCGCCGCCGGATCCCATTGATACCGCCGCCCGCTCTTATGTAAGGACGGGGGGAGGATAATCAGCGCGCCGTCTCCTCGAATGTCCAGGCCCGGAGCCACCCCGCCATTTTTCCCCACCGACGGGGGGACGTACCACCCGGGATATTTGAAAAGGATATGACGGCCACCGGATCCCGTGATGGAGATGGCCGTATGGGGAATGGCTCCATGTTCTTCCTCCAGGGTGGCCAGGGAGGCCTCCCCGCCGTCTCCTGGGTCAACGTCCAAGGCGATCACTCCGCTTGCGGCTCCGGTGGCCAGGCCAATATTGGCATCCGGCCACAATTTCCACCATTCCCGGATTTGATCCGGGTCAGTGGTGGCGTATTCTTTCCACCCTTTAATTCGCGGGTGTTTCCCCGGGTTGTCGCATCTTTCCCTTTCTCTGCAGGAACAAACGCCGTTTTCGTCCACAGTATGACACGGGAAAACGGCCCATCCTTTTTCCCGCGCGTACCACAACGCCGCCTGTAACAAGTCTATTTTTTGTGGTACACTGGTGTCGTATTTTGCTTTCATGGTTTCCCCTCCCTAAAAGGTGGAATCCCTCCCTTTTCGTTCCTCATTTGCCGTCCACGGGAAAAAAGGTGCAGGGGACACATAATTTGGACGGCGCATTTTTGTTGCTTTATCATCAGGCGTCATATATCATGAGAAACGAAGGGGGGAATCTTTACCAACGGGTACCGATTGGTACCGACAGTGCCCCCTGCCGTTTTGCGGTTTTCCGCAAAATGGCCATTAATTTTAGTCCGCCGTTTGTGCGTTTGTGTACCCACGCATAAACGGTCCATTAGGTGTTTGGTAAAGGTGGAGGAGTGCGCGGCCAACTTTCTCCTCCACCTGTAGGCGTGCGGGAAGCGGCCAACTTCCCCGCACGCCTTTTGCTTTTCTCTCTCTCTCGCTTCTCTCCCATTGTACAACATCTTTCTCTGATCGTCCTACGGTGGAACCGGAATCTGTGAATAGAGGAATCCCTTAAAGAAAGGGAATCCCGGGGGATTCCCCGCCGGATTCCGACCGGAATCATTCATTTTTAGGCTTGACTTCTTTCTCCGTCTCCTTTTTCAGGTTGTGATAAATCTCATCCAATTCCATTTGCAAGGCGTCATAGATTTGTTGTAGGAACCGGACACGCTCCCGCCATTTTTTCAGGCAGGAGAGACGCCGGCATACATAGATTTCATTCATCCCGATTTTCTGGTATCCTATAACACGGGGACTGCCACAAATCGCGCATTGGCCCGTCAACCCATCGCGTTTGTTGGTGGTCCCTTTCGTCATGGAAAGATCACCCCATTTTCAGTTTTCGGATCTCATGGTCATGTTCGCCCAGCTTCTGCACGACCAATTGAATGTCCCGCCGGTGGTCCAACATCACCTCCTTTAATTCATCGGTCCGCGCTTGTATTTGTTTATCTGTTCGTTCCAGGTGAGTTAACCGCTCATGGATCCGTTTGATCTCGGCCCCTTGCTCCTCCAACCGGCCCAGGATGGCCTTTAACATGTCTTTCACTTCATCCATGTCCCCGCCTTCTCCCCTTTCACAATTTCTCCAACGCTTCATTTACCAACTCATCCACATAATCGTCCTCATCTTCATAGATGGCTTTGTGCCATTCCGGTCCGTAACACTTGCGGCAAATCCCCGCCGCCACAACTCCCTCTTTACTCCTCTTCATCCCAAGGAATATCAATTCATCCCATCCCACAAGCTGTTTGCAGTCAATGCAATAACGTTTGGCTACCTCCATAATGATCACTCCCACATTGACCAGGTCAACAGGACAATGATGGCGGCCACCACCCACCCCAAGAAGGTGAGACAGGTGTGGAGCGGGTGAGGTTTACGCCTCACCCGTCCTCGGATCCGGATTTTCACGCCCCACGCCTCCCCCATGTTTTCTCCATCTCGGCCACCGTTTCCGAATGGATCCGGCTGGCCTCACATGCTTTCAGGATCACAGGAAGGAATTTTTCCAGGGCCTCATAGTAGTCAACCACCGTTTCCGCGTGGATTATTGTAAAGTCCGACTCCGACCACAAAAGCAACAGATACTCATCCCGGAGGGGATCCCTTTGGGACGGGAAGGATCCCACCACCAATTGGGAGCCATGATACCAATGGCCGTAGGTCACCACAGACTCACACCCATACAAGTCCAAAACATCGTCCGCGTATTCCCGCATATTCACCTTTTCAACACTCGGGACAATGAACGTTTCCGGGAACAATTCCCCGCTTCGGATTTGGTATCCTGCCATCATCCGGGTTTTCATCTCGGGGGGAAGGGTGACCGGTTGAATCATCACAACCACCCCCCGGCGGTCCCGCCTTGGCCTCCGGCCTGGCCACCGCCTTGGAAGTCTTTCCAAGTCAACCCCTGGCCACCGCCTTGGGATCCACCACCTTGGAAGTCCCCGCCTTGGCCCTGGCCTCCCTGGTCCTCCCACGGGAATCCTCCCGGGGGATTCCACCCATTGCCGTTGCCGTTGCCGTTCCCATTGCCGGCTCCGCCTTGCGGCCACCCTTGGGATCCGCCGGCTCCGCCTTGGTTCCGCCCTCGTCTTCCCCCTTGCCTCTGTTGCCCTTGGTTGGTGTTCTTCTCTGCCACGTAAACGATAAAATCCGGGTCATTGTTTTTCTGCTTGTAGCCGTTGGGGAAGATTAAAATCCTGCTGTTTCCCAGGGTTCCGGACAGATAAAACTGCCCATCCTTCGTTTGGTTCTTCCACAAGGTGGTCAATTTGATCATTCAAAATCCCTCCATTAGGTGTTTGGTGTGGACCGGCGCGGCCTTACCGGTCAAAAGTCAAAACAATCTGCGGCGTCTTCAATGTCAAACTCCTCTTGGGCTATCTTCCCGGGGGTTGACTCGTGATCCTCTTTCCGGGATCCACCTATCAACCCCCGATAATCAAGCTCGATCAAACTTTTGATATACGGCGCAAACTTCCCTTGTTTCTTGGCATGCTCGTATAGTCGCCGTTCCCTTTCGTCGTTTAGGTTGAAGCTCACGCCCTTGACTACTACTTGTGACATCTTATCCCACCCTTTCACCCATCCTCCAAAAACCGATGGCGTTTGCCATTTGCGCGTCTGGGATTGCTTCCGCGTTCGGGTAGTATTTCCGGAGTGCGCCGGCCAATTCTTCCGCCTTCCCGCCGGCAACCAGGATGGGATCATCCGGTTTCCACTTCCGGCCTAGGCTTGCGTTCAATCGGTCCGCGAAGTGTTCCGGTGTCCGGTTTTCCTCCTTAACACTGTCCCACCCATAATTGAAGGTGTAGGACTCGGGATCAATATATCGTTTGTTGTAAAAGCTCAGCGCGTTCACTGTCCGGCTNCCCACNTCCAGGACTCTCACGGTCCCGTTTCGGGGATTGGCGTAAAACGCGCCGGCTCCCTCCACTGCAACACCCACCTTTTTGATCACGAGAACGCGTTTATCCTCCATGTCACCGGTGGTAATCCGGATGGTGTGGGTTCCCTCCAACCGTTCCCGGATCCGGTCTTTGTTCTTCCGGTATTGGTCCAGTGGAAGGCCGGTAATCAAGGTGATGTCTTCGCAATCGTTGGCCCCCATCAAGGCCAAGGCGGTCAGGATAAAGATCACCGTATGTTCTCCGGTTTTGTCTTCCTGCATGTTTTCACCTTGGCCAAGGTCCGACACGTACCGGACCACATCCCCGACATACCATTTCCGGTCGTTATACTCCAAGACCACATCTTTGGGCGACCGGATCACTTCCATTTGGGTCTCATAGTACGGATAGATCCAGGAACGAAACTTTCCTTGGACTCCGTTGGGGCCAACGTATTTCACATAGGCCCTTCCGGCATCAATGGCGGCTAACATGTCCACTCATCCCCTTCCCAACAATTCAACCATAATTTAATTGTAATTAAATAATAGCACGGTTACCCCGGGTTGACAACCCCTTTTGCCTAATTTTTTTGATCAAAATTTAATCATGATTTAATTGGGAAGGAAACAAAAAAGGCCGGGGGATTAACCCCCGGCTTATTTCTCCTGGTACACCCAACATTGGACGCCCACTTTCTCTTTGATCTTATCGGCCAGTGCCTTGGCATTGTCGCGGTTTTTGAACGCGCCGGCCTGGACCACCCAAAGGCCTCCCGCCGGCGGCTCCGGTTGGGGTGTCGGCTTTGGGCTTGCCTTTTTCTTCTTCAGGTTGAAGATGTCGGCCACCGCTTCGGCCAACTCCCGCGCAAACCCCTTTAGAAACTCATCACTTTTCAACAATTTCAATTCCCGGGGATTGCTGATAAAGGCCATTTCCACCAGGACCGCCGGCATGGCCGTTTCTCTCACCACGGCAAAATTGGCGCGCTTCATTCCCCGGTCCCTCACGCCATAGCCGGCCACGTACTTGGACAGATAGGCGTGGACTTTTGCGCGCCAATTCACCGTGTTTTTGGAAACGCCGCCGTTGTAAATGTAGGTTTCAAAACCGCCGGCGTCCGGATCCGAATAGGAATTGTTGTGCAAGGAGATGAAATAAGTGGCCTTTGCGCGGTTGGCAATCGCGGCCCGTTCGGAAAGTCCCAAGTATTTATCACTGTCCCGCGTCATGACCACCTTTACCCCTTCGTATTGGTTCAGGTAGTCCCGGACCAGGCGGCCCGTTTTCAGGACCACATCCGCCTCTTGGGTCTTTTTGTCCGCGCCAATCGCGCCGGGATCCTTCCCCCCATGACCAGGATCAACCACGATGATAACGGCCATTTTGCTCACTCCCCTTTTTAACATTTTTTAAGGCTTGCTCGATCCCCGGGGGGATCTTCAAGCCCAACCGTCTGGCGTTCTCCAGGATGGAAAGTCCCTCATTAGCCATGAACCACAAAGCGGATCCGTCCCGTAGGACGGGGAACGTTCCCCCCTCGGGGATGGCCACCCCCATTTGGGCGGCGATTGCTGGATAGACGCCGGTGGACATCTTCATATCAATTTGGAAGGCCATGGCCACCAGCGCAAACATCATCATTTTCCGGACCAGGCCCCAAAATCCCACGTTGCTGTCCAACCGTTTCTCCTTCGCGGCGGCCAATACGCCGCTCATGTAGTCAATGCTTACACACACCACCAACGCGGTCAGGGAAGCATCCCAACCACCAAACAAAAAAGAGGCGATCCCGCCCACAATCGCTGTAATCCCTTTAACTGTGCCCTCCACTGGTTCCACTCCCATCTTGCAAGACTAGGTTTTTAAACTCCTCAAAGGTGTTTGCCTGGCGGAGGGCCTTCATAATGGACCGGAAACTTTGGTTCCTCCGCCTGGGTCCCGGAGTGACCGGTTTGTGATTGTTCAATACCTGTTTGACCACCTCCTCATCCGCATGGTCGGGAAGGATCAATGCTTTTTCCCGGTCGTTATACAGGAATCCTTCCACGTTCACCCCTTCCCGTTTCAATTCGGAAAGTAATTGGGTAAAGCGGATTTGTTTGTTGACACCTAATTTTCTCCCGGGGAAATTTCGGATCTTCATTATTACAATCCACCCTCCCCTATCTTGATCACTCCAAACGTCGGTTGATAATTCCCGACAATCACGGACGCCGGTTCCGCCGTTCCGTCTCCGTCGTTGGATTGTTCGCCCAGGACAAAAACACGGGTCCCTTTGGGGAGATACCGGACCACCGTCACGTTGGAGTATTCGTGGCCGTCTTGGATTCCCTGTTCGTTGGAGCGGCCTAGATCATGCTCCGCTCCAGTATCCACTTCTCGGATCCGTAGGATCCCCTCAATCGAAGAGGCTTCATTGGCGTCAAATCCTACGTTGAAGAAACACAGGTATAGGCCATCCTCCGGGATCTCAATTTCGTCATTTTCCCAGTCCCACATATTCTCGATTGTGTTTACCACACCTACATCCCAAACCAATTTCACCTGGCTCCCCTCGGGGATGGCAAGGGAAGTGAAACAAGTTAAAATGCAAGCCGGAACCACTCCCGCCTGATGGCTAAGAGGCCTTTCATCTAAAAATCCGGAGGGTTCCGTTGCTCCCGCATCCACCATGATTTGTGCCAGGGGGATCTCCCACCGGCTTCCAAACGTTTGGGTGAGTGGAGGAGGGGTGGGAGTGGCGGACGGCGTCCCGGTCAACACCTCCACAGTTATTTGGTCTTGGAGCCAATCGTTTCTCAATACAACCCGGTCAATCCGGGGGAAAGACGGATCCGCCGGAG